CGATGATGCGGCGGATACTCTCGCTATGTTCCTAGAGTTAGCTACTCCGAGGGCAAAGAGAAAAAGAAGTCATTCTCCGAGTCGTCAAATTATCGACTCGATGACGGGGTACTAAAATGCACTATGATCCAATTTTTATACCACCTCCCCAGTTGGAGCAAATCTCGATGCCAGTTAATCGTAGATGGGGTGATGCCTACAGGTGGATTCAGATTTACCCAGCGCTTTTAGTTAATGGTAGGCTATATATTGTAAGAAGGAACGCTCTGCCACTTTTCCTATTTCATTTTATCGCTGGGGTAAATTAGGGGACTTGACAGTTGCCACCAATAATGTATAATAATAGTGCACTTAAAAAGAGCTTTATGGTCAAAATCTCTGAAGCTCTGGATGCTGTTTTAGAAGAAGGGTTTGGCAAAATTGAAGTAATTTACGACAAGGAGCGAGGAGTTCAAGACGTTATCCCTTCTCCCCGGATTCGAGTAAAATCTTGACAACTTAATATCTGACCTACTCTGAACTTGAGCGGTCAATCTTAGCATTCTAGCGAGTGCTACGGTTGGCCGCTTTTTTTATGGATATAGCGGAGGGTAAATTGGCTAAAAAAAAGAAAAAATGGATCCAAGAAGCCATCAAACAACCCGGCGCGCTAAGGAGACAACTGGGGACTAAAAAAGGGAAGAAAATCTCTAAGAAGAAACTCGCAAAGGCTGCTAAGGCAAAGGGAAAATTGGGCAAAAGAGCAAGGTTGGCGCAAACCCTTGGCAAGCTACGTAAAAAGAAGAAAAAGAGGACTTGATGCCTTATACCGTCAAGGAAAAAAAACTTTATAAGAACCTTGTTAAGCAATACGGTGCAAAGAAAGCTAAGGCTGTGTATCACACTATGTTGAACAGCAGAGAACACGAAAAGAATTTTGGCGCTAGAAGCAAGAAAGAGAGGACTGCCAAGAGAAAAAGAGGAAGAAAGAGGAGAACAAAGAAATGACCGCAGGACGTAGGCGATCTGGACATTCTCGTAATAAGGCTCAACGAAGAGCGAGACATAAAAGATTACATCCTGGGACTCCGTTACCCAAGAGAGGAACAGGATTGAGAAGAAGGAAAAAGTAATGGCCGAAGAGGAAAAAGAGGAGAGTTTACAAGAAGTCCTCGATAAGTATAACCTTTCAAAAGATTATCGCACCTCTAATGAGTTTGAGACCAACTTGGATAAATGGAAGGGTTACTACGAGGGTACTTCTCAGGAGACGAGAGACAGAAAGGCTCAAGGTAGGTCTGCTATCCTGCCTCCTTGGCCTAAAACAACGGTAAATCATCTCTTGGCTCGGTTCATTTTGACCATTTGCGGCCAGAAGCCTTATTTTTCCACAGCTCCCCTAAATAAAAAATCAATCGAATCCTCAAAAATAGCTAATGACGTGCTCTTTTTCCAAATAGATAGAGAAAGTGCCTTTTATCAGATTAACCGTTTCGTCCAGTCAATCCTGTCTTATGGATTTGGTGTTTTCAAGACTGGTTGGAATTTTGTGTCGAATGACGTAACCATTAAGAATTGGGATATTAAGAAGTTTCACTATTCCCCTCACGCCGAGGATTTGACAATTCTTCCCTGGGGTATTTTCGAGCTCTGGCGGTCTCTTAAAGAAATACAGGCTGAAAATGCGGCTTTTGAGAAACAATGGAAAAAACCGCTCTATGACAATTTGGATGAGCTTGAGGAACGGCAAACGGCTATACTGGAGGACGAAACAGATAAGTATACCGCAGAGGAAAAGAAGGGCTTACAGCATATCCTAGAATACTGGGATGCAGATAAGAAAATCGTTGTAGCCAACAAGGAAACTATAATTTTGGAGACTGACAATCCTCTCAAGACTAAAGAATCCCCCGGATTTGTCCCTGCTATCTGCGCCTGTGGCATTCCCAAGCTGGAAGGCATTTTAGGGACGGGTGAGATTGAGACAATTGAGCCGTATGTAAGAGAAATGGCGACCATCAAGAATCAGCGGATGGATAACGTCAATATGGCTCTCAACCCTGTTCTGCTGAGGAATATCGATGTTGAGATTGAGAATGAAGATGATCTCTCGAATCTTAGGCCTGGTCTCCAAGTCAAGATCGATGCGGCTGGGCCTATGGATCTTGCTACTGTTCTCACGCCATTGAAGATAGATTTTGTGACTGGCTCTTCTTATCAAGAAACGGGAATTTTAGAGAGAAATATTCAGATCATAAGCGGTATGTTTGACTATGTTCTAGGAGAAGTCCCACAGCAACGAGAAACGGCTACCGGTATTGCTCGTCTTCAGGCTGCTGGAGGTATACTATTCCGATACAAGATCCTGCTGGCTCTCCGAACGGCCTTCACGCTTCTACCTCGTCAGATGATAGCCTGGGACCAGAAATACCTTCCCGATAAGTATATCTATCTTATCCGGGGTACTAAAGGGGGAATTGAAGAATTTAGAGAGACTAACCGCAAGAGTGTTCAGGGTGATTTCAAATTCAAAGAGCTTATCTCATTTCTTGATCCCGATGCCATTAAAGAAGTAAAACGAGCTCAATTGATGGAAACCTTGAGGATAATTATTCAGGCGCAACAGATACTTATGGCTTTGCCTCCTGCCATGAGAGAAAGAGTCGAGAAGCTGATGAATCTTACTCTGGCGACTTTTGATATGCCAGAGCTAGAAGAGATATTTGGAGGGGAGGAGCCAAAGGAGATGAGGCCACAGGAGTTGTTGCAGCGTCTTGTAGGGCAAGGAATGGGACGGGGAGGAGCTCCTGCTTCGGGGACAAGGCCAGCTCTCAGAGCACCAAGGACTGAGGGTAGAGCGGCTGGCGGTTTAATGGGCCGCGAACTTGGTCGTTTGGGAGGCCGTTAATGAAGAATAAAGAAGTTGTCAAGAAGGCTGAAATCTTAGAGGGGGGAATATCTAGCGAATTTTGGAAGGATGTCTCGGGGTTTATCAGTCAAGAGATAAGCAGAGTTTCTGAAGAAATTATTAGGGGTGATTTTAATGAACTCAAGGAATTGTATTTCTTGAAGGGGCAACTTATAGGATTGGCAAAACCTTTAAGTTATCCCAAGAAGATTATCAAACGAAAGAATGAGTTGGAGCAGGAAGCAGAGGAAAAGAAAAAGAAGGAGAAATAGTATGGCTGATGCAATTTTAGATAGATTGAAAACTCTCAAGAAGGACGCAGTACCAGAGAAAAAGGAAGAAGTAGAAAATCCCCGGCTAGAAGAATGGAAACCTATTGAGGAAGTTATCCGAGAAGCGAGGGAAAAATTCCTGGCTGATGAAAAGTTGGGACTTGACGATATGATTGGTGAGATAGCTAGTGGCTTGGCTGAGATTATTAAGCCAACCGAGAAAGAAGAGAATGAGGCAATAGTGGATGAGATTGCCAAAACGAGATCTAAGAAATTATCAACTATAGGTGCGGAGGAGGAATAAAATGGCAGAAAACCAAGACCCTGGCAAGAAGCCCCCAGAGGGGACACCTTCGGGCGAGGCTGGTAAGGATGCCGATAAAGAAAAGCTTATTTTTGGGAAATACAAAACTATGGAGGAAGCTGAAAAAGCACACAAGGAAGGAGAGACCAAGTATCACGAAGGGCAACAGAAGTTAAGCGAAACCGAAAGACTACTGGAGACTGAAAGGCAGAGGAATAAACTAATAGACGAGAAACAAGCGGAGATAAGAAAGGCTCAGACGGAAGAGGAGAAACAGAGATTACAGCAGGAACTAGACCAGAGTTTAGAGCGAATGGGAAAGGAGTTTGCCGAGGAATCTAAAAAAGGCCCGGGAGCAATGATGAAGGGACTTCACCGACTGTTTGATGCTTATGCTTCTACCCAGGGTTTCGTAAAGCGAGATGACCTGAAGCGTCAAAGTGCTGCAACCCGAACGCAAACTGACCTATTCAATAAGGTTCGGGCTGCTCATAAAGAGGACTTTGATGAATTAGCACCCAAAATGGTTGAAATCTGGGCTGAGTTGCCCCCGGAGACCAAAATGCGTCCTTCCGAAAAACTCTTGGAGACAGTTTATAAGGCAGCTAAGGCTGAGAATTTGCCTGATGAGGCAAAAGTAAGGGAAAAGATTATTGCCGATA